TTTATGCAGTTTCTTATTAAAATTAAATGGTCCTTTTACAATCCCTGTACCTAGTAAAGCAGATTCTAAAAGAGCATTTCGTATTTCAGAAGAACCATTAGATTCATCTATTTGGTCATGGATAAGTTTTTCCATTCTCCTTGCAGCTCTTTGTGCAGGATTTAATTCTAGTTCTTGTGGATTAGCACTTGGTCCATCTGTTAATATACCAGCATCTTGTGCTTGGTCTTCTAAACTTTCTTCAAAGATTCCGTTATAAAAAGATGCACCGGGCTTTAAAACTTTACCATCCCCTTCGTAACCAACATCATAAGGATTTACATTAGCATCTGCTCTATTACCAATATCATCTGGAATTGATGTTTCTATATCAGGTGTTGGATTATTAATATCAAGGTGAGCCATATCGGTTTCACCTTCTGGCATTTTAGTTTCCGAAATTCCTATCGGAAATTTCCCTGTACCAAATATAACATCTACAAGCTGACCAAATGCAGCAAGTACTTTAGTTTTAGTAATCTTTACAAATACTCTAGACTTTTCAGACTCTCTAAACTTAACGCCTTTAGAGTAAAGACCTCTATAGTTTTCGTATGCTTTTATCCACCTGCGTTCATCAGTATCTCTAGCCATTTCAGCTAAAGAATATCTATCTTTGATAATACCTATAAGATTTCGTTCTTGGTCTTCTTCTAAGGTTAGTGTTTTACCAGCCTCGCCTTCAACTTCTTCGTAAAGATGATTAGCATTTAAAAATGTATTTTCTTCTACCATTTAATATCCAAATGTGTTATCTGAAGGTTGATATATATCTGATTTAATCCTTAACATTCTATCTTGAGGATGGTCCATTCTTGGTCTACTCATTATCATATACCTTAATGCATCATAAGCATGGTCAGCAGCTTTAGTATCTACATCCTCTGGATTAGTTGTAGATAATGGAATACCTTGTAATTCTTTTATTAAGTTTACACAGTTACTAAATATTTGCAACCTAGGTCTTCCACCTCCTTCACGCTGTCTTAAGTGCTCATGTATTTGAGTCTTACCAGCTATTCTATTTTTATCAGCTCTTCTTAATTTATGTCCTTTATTGACAAGTATCTCACCAATAGTAGGACCTGTATATCCAGTCCTTGACCATGCAGCAGTATCTAGTACACCCGGAATAGATTTAATTTCGTTCTGTTCCATTTCGGTTATAGTGTCGCCGAGTGCATCCCCTGTTAGACCTTTTCTGTATAACTCTCTGTATATAATGATGGTCTTATCATCGGGGTCTATAGCAGCCCATAGACAACAACTTTCTGCAGCATAACCATAGTCAATCCCTTTTATTCTTTCCCACCAAGTTGGTAATTCAAAAGGAGGTATTACATGAACATCTGGAGTAAACTCTGCAAATGCTGCACCTTCTGCTACATCCCAGTTACCTTCTAGCAGTTGTCTTCTTTGAACTGCAGGTA